TTATTTAAACATAACGTCAGCTATCTTATCAGATGCATCCTTGTCCATTTCATCTAGTACATGAGAATAGACATTTAAACTTGTCTTGATATCTGTATGACCCAATCTCTTAGACATAACTTTTATACTAACACCAGCTGCTAATTGCATTGTTGCATTAGTATGCCTTAAATCATGTAATCTTATATGTTTTATATTTGCAATATCTAACAGTTTTAAAAATGCTTTTCTTAAATTAGCATTATGCCAATAATGTAAATAATCATTTAAACATACTAAATCTAACTCGTTTTCTAAAACTCCTTGTAATTTCAATTTCTTTTGTCTTAAATGTTCTTTTTTTAATTTAGACATTAATTGAGGTGGAGCAGTGAGTTTCCTTTTAGATTCAAATGTCTTAGGATCTTTTAATATAAAACCTGTTTCTTTAGTATATATAAGATTTTTTTCTATGCTTATAGTATTATTTATAAAATCTATATCACACCATCTAAGACCACAAGCTTCACCATATCTAAGACCCATTGTCATCATTAATAAAATAGGTAGTTCTATTACATTACCTTCTAGTAACGTAACTATTTTTTTTATTTCTTCTTTATCAAAAACTTCTGATTTAAACTTAGCTTCTTTTTTCTTAATTTCAATGAAAGAAGCTATATTTTCATTTATCTCTCTCATTCGATAAGCTTCCTTCAAGACTGTATTTAGAAACCCAACTCTATTTTTAACAGTAGATAGCTTATATTTTTTACAAAGCTCATTGCAAAATGTTTGAGCTTGATATATAGTAACTTCATTTAACTTTGTATCTTTAAAGAATTCCTGTATGTCTCTTATACACGTTTTTCTTGATTTAATAGTATTAATTGACATCTGTTCTTTATGATCATTAACAAATTTAATGCATCTATCGACTAATGTAATATCTTTTGGTACAATAAACTTGTTATTATTTATAGAACTTTTTAGATCAATTAGATGTTTTTCAGCATCTTTTTTATTGCTATATTTTCCTAAGCTCTTTTGCTTTAGATTATTATTTTCATCTATATATTCTATATAGACGTTATAATTATTTCCTCTTTTTCTTATAAAAGAGCTTTTGATGTTATAGTTATTCATGTCAAACCTCCTTAAAGTATATCCTGATAAATTATTAAATTTGGAAAATTAGTTAGCATTAAATATTTTCCGTTTCCTAAATCTAAATATTGTTTTGTAATAGATAAATTCTTAAGTTTTTTTAGAACTATTTCATAGGGAACACTTAAGACTTCAGCCATTTCGTTGATATCAGTTATATTTTTATTAATCAAATTTATAATTTCTTCATCAGTTATTAAAAAATTAGTAGCCCATTTATCAGCTTTATTTTCAACTTTATTGAGTTCTAATTTATCCGAATATGTTTTTATATTACCAACACTAATTCCAACACTAGTAAAGAAATGTCCTAGCTCTTCTGCTAGAACTTCTATATGTTTATTTTTATCTTTTTTCAAAGAATTATCTAAGAAAATCATACTAGGCATATTTTCTTTTTCTATATTTAACCCTAAACACCCAGTAATTGTTAAGTCAAAAAAATGTATTTGTATATTGTGCTTATTTGCTAAGTTGTATAGCATATCTAATTTTGTCATATTTATCCCCTTTATTAAGAATATATGTATCGCAAAATGAAATGTATGTTCGGTATAGGATTCAAATAAAAGAGCAGGGATTCTGCTCTTATTTATAAAGATATATATTTCCATTAAATCCTTCAGATAATATAGTAAGATTTATATCTTTGTTTATATAACTATTAAATTCATATTCATTTAATCTTGATAGAACAAAACATTTTTTTTCGTTATTTGTCTCTACAATATAAATATTGTATCTGAACATTAGATATAATGTAGGATTTATATAAAAGTTATTATTTTTTATGTATAAATGTCCTATTATATATAATATAAACCAAAATACTACAATTTCTTTAAAAGAAAAGCTAGAAGACGAAAATGTTAATAAATATGTAACGAAGTATTCTAAAACAGAACTATTACTTGGCTCTATATTAATAATTTTTTTATTATACTCAAATCCTCTAGATTGTATAATTAAGCATTTGACTAGAATTAAGCATACAATACAGATAGTAATTAATAGCCATAAATATAAATCTACAAAAGTAATATTTTTTAATATAATCTTAAAGTTGCCTGATAATATTAAATTAATTGAATTTAAGGTTTTATTAAAATCGATATTAGTAAAAATTAATATTATAAATAAAGGAATGTATGAAGAAATAAATAAAATCCATTTAGTTATATTTTTCATTTAAATCACCTCATAAATATAATATTAACATAATTAAATTAATAAAACTTTAAATTTTATTTTTTCTTTCTAGTTCTAGATTTTTTTTTAGGTTTATTATCTGTAAGATATGTTTTTCTATTTGCTAAACATTTTCGTTGTGTTATATCACTAACAAAATAATTCTCAGAAATTAAATTTATAATTTCTGAAAGCGTAGCAACATCACTATATATAATTTTATTTTCTGAATTTAAAGTAATATTTAAATTATATTTTTTTATAGTATCTTGAATAAATTTAGGATTATTATCTAGTTTATTTAAGAAAGAATTTATATCTCCAGATGCTTCTAAAATAGCTAATTTTTTTACAATAGAACGCCTATCTAAACAATCTTCTTTAAATTCTTTATAATTTTCTAGTATATTAGAATCTTCAAGAGTGACTAATAAATTATTAGCTTTATTTTGGTAATGATAGTTATAAGAAAATAAAGTTTCAAAATTATATTTTCCAAGTATATAAATGAAATCTTTATAAAGTATAAAGTCTATTTTAGAATCTATTGAAAATAAATTTTCTTTTAATGTATTAAGCCTAGACTTCTTAAAGAAAAATACTCCATTCTTATCTAAGTAATTTGAACTATAAATTTTTCTAACTATTGTAAATGTAGAATCATCGTTTAAATTGAATACAAATGCATATAAGCTTGAGCTAGACATTACACTATCTAAGTTAGAAATAGTATCTACATTTGAAGAATTTATTTCTTGAATACTTTTTGTTAGTAATTTAAAAAGAACTTGAGTATTCAACTGAGGATCATCTTTGCCTAGACATTGTATTGTTCCATCATCCTTACCGTCATAACTAAACTCTTCAAATACAGGGTTAGATAATAACGTAGCAATTGGATTATTATATATATTTAATATTTTAGGAAATAAATCTTTATCTATAATAGCTTTTAATGGTTCATAACCATCTGCAAATTTATTATTTTTATTTAAGAATAATAAACTTATATTTTTTATATTTTCTAATTCTAATTTACATAATTTTAGATTTTGCATCTTATCCCTTACCCCCATTTTATTACTTTTTATTTTGCTCCATCATCCTTATCATTTCTATATATTCATTTATTTTATTAATTCCTTCTTCAGAAATATCCTCATACGGATTAACTCTATGTGCTGCTATTGTTTTAATACTTTCATCTAGTTTTGTTTTTTCTTTTTTTAGATTTCTTTCATCTGTACGACCAAGAAGATAGTCGACAGAAATATCTAATGTATCCGAGATATGTTTAGCTACTTCTAGATTAGGACTTCTTTTTCCGGTTTCATACCCATTGTATGTATTCGGAGGAATATCTAATTTTTGAGCCATCTCCTTTTGCATCAACCCTAATCTTTCTCTTTCATGTCGTAATCTTGTGGAAAATATTAACTTTTCATCAAATGACATCAAAATCACCTCCTGTATGTTTATATAATATACTAAAATACGCATATTGAGTAATAAATTCGCAAAGTTAGATTTTTTTTCGAAAAAAGTATTGACTATTCGCAAAATGGGAATTATACTAATAACATAGAAAGTCGCAAAACGAGAATTGGGGTGATTATATGAAGAAAAATATATTAAAATCAGAAAGAGCGAAACAAGAACTTACTCAAAAGCAAGTAGCTGATAAACTTGGACTTTCAACAGGAGCTTATTGTGATAAAGAAAATGGAAAAAGAAAATTCACAGTAAGAGAAGCTCTATTATTAGAAGATATATTCAGTTTTAATATTCGAGAAATTTTTTTAACTGATTAATTCGCATTATGAGAATAGGATTATAATCAACAAAAATATTTTTTCCATAATTAAAATTTATATGTAGAGGGGAGAAATTTAAAATGACAGACAAAGAAAGAATAGCAATGCTAGAAGCAAGAGTAGCTCAATTAGAAGCTATGAAAGTACAGAGTACACCATGGTCTATATTAAGTAAAAGAATAGAGCATGAACTTGACCAAGTTATAGATGACCATAAAACAAAGCATCAAGTAAAAAGTGCAATAACTTGCATATTAGGTAAAGCATTTAATAGAAGAACAGTTTGTATGATGAATGAGAAAGAGTGTAAAGATGCTATGTTGTTTATTAACTTCACAAGAGACTTTATACAAGTGAGAAGAGAGCAATACAAACATAATATATCTAAAATCGTTTAAGGAGGAATAAAATGTCAAGTTTAGCAATAGCACAAACAGAAATAGAAATAACTGGAGTTCAAGAATTTTTAGGTAAAGAAATACCAGTTATAGAAGGTGGATTTGGAGAAGGAGAAAAAGTTGTACTAGCTAAGACAATAGCTGAAATACATGGAGTAAGACTAAATGACATTCAGTCATTAATAAATGAAAATATTGATGAATTCGAGGAAGGTATTGATATTTTAGATTTAAAAAACTCAACCGACAGTATCGGTTCACTTTTAGAACTAGGATTTACCAAGCAATCCATAGCAAATTCAAAAAATATCTACATATTATCAGAGCAAGGATATTTTACTTTAGTAAGTCTTATGAGAACTGATAAAGCAAAAGAGCTTAGAAAGAAATTTAGAAGAGAATATTTTGCAATGAGAAAACAGATTAAAGAGCAAAAACCAACTTGTATAGAAGATTTAATAATTATGCAAGCTCAAAGTTTAAAGGATATGAGACAACAAGTAAATCAAGCTAATAATAATGCACTAAGAGCTAATAGGTTAGCAACCGAAGCACAGGAAGAAGTTAAGTCCATAAAAGAAGTAGTTAGTTTAGATACTACTAGTTGGAGGAGTGAAACTCAAACTTTAATTGCTAAAATAGCTAGAAATCAAGGTGGATTTGAACATATAAACTTACTTAAATCAGAAAGCTATGAACTATTAAATAAACGATTTGGAGTTAATTTAGATATTAGACTTACTAATAAACGTAGAAGAATGGCAGAAGAGGGTGTTTCTAAGAGTAAGAGAGATAAGGCTAACTACTTAGATGTAATATCAGAAGATAAAAAACTTATAGAAGGCTATGTATCAATAGTAAAAGATATGGCTATAAAATATGGAATTTAGGAGGAATAAAATGAAAAAGGTATTAACCGCAACAGATATAGCTGAGTTATTAGGAGTATGCGAAAAGACTGCATACGGTCTAATAAGACAAGCATTAGCAACTGATAATATGTTTAAAGTCATAAAAGTAGGAAGGTTATATAAAATACCTACTCAACCATTTTTAAATTGGCTAGATAATTGGGAGGGGGTGAATTAAATGAATATAAAGATACTTCAAGACTTTATAGAAGAATTCAAAGATAAAGATATAGACAAAAAATTCTATGCTTTAAGAGAGTATAAAAGAATAAAGGTAGGTGCTTAAAATGGAAGCAATAAAGAAAATCTTACAAAGTGATGTAAGAGCTTTAAATCAAAGTATAGTAGAAACACAAGCGGTTATAGATAAATGTTTTAACACTATGTTAGATGCATTACCAGGAACAGATGAATATTTAAAAGTAAAGGTAGAACATGATATCAAGAGTCAAGAAAAATGGCTTTACTATGGTCAATTAGGAGCAATTGAAAAAATGCTTAAACTTCTATCAGATAAAGAAGAAACAGATAGTTTAGAAGAGGATATAGAGGCTTATAACTACTTTGAATCAGTAGGAGCAGAAGAATTACCATTTTAATAAAAAAAAGAGCCTTAAAAAAGGCCAAAACAAAAAAATTAAACTGATTATATTATATGAAACTTAGGAGGAAATATCAATGAATTTATACGAATTAAGCACAGATTTAGTTGCATTAAGAGATATGCATGAAGTCGAAGAAGTGGAACAGATAAAAGCTATTATAGAAGCTGAAATAGAAACTAAATCTACAGGAATAGTAGCAGTAGTTAGAAACTTAGAAGCTACAGTAGATGCTATAGATACTGAAATAAAAAGACTTACAGATTTAAAGAAAGTTAAGAAAAATAATATAGATAGACTAAAAGAATACACAAAGGAATGTATGGAATTAAGGGGAGTTAAGAAGCTAGAAACTAGTTTAGGGAATATAAGTATCAGAAAGACACCAGGAGCGGTAAATATATTGGATGAAGCAATTATACCTTTAAATTATATAACTATAGAGCAAGTTAAAAAAGTAGATAAAAAAGCTTTATTAAAAGATTTAAAAGACGGTTTAATTATAGATGGTGTAGAGCTTAAAACTGGTACAAGTTTAACTATTAAGTAGGAGGATTGCCATATGAATAATTCAGTTTCAATAAATAAAAGTGCTTTAAGTTTAGCGGAGTTTAAAACAGAGACAGGACAAGTATTAACTGCAGAAACAGTTAAGAATTACTTAGTAAGTGGAAATGGAGCAGTTACGGATCAGGAGACGTTAATGTTTATAGAGTTATGTAAGGCTCAAAAACTTAATCCGTTTATAAGAGAAGCTTACTTAATTAAGTTTGGAAACTCACCAGCAAATATAGTAGTCGGTAAAGATGTATTTGTTAAAAGAGCTTATAGAAATCCTAACTTTGAAGGAATGAAAGCTGGAATAGTAATTTTAAAACCTGATGGAAGTATGGATTATCGAGAAGGTAGTTTAAAAGCACCTAAAGAGATTTTAGTAGGTGGATGGTGCGAAGTATATGTAAAAGATATGAAGTTCCCTATTAGGTCTGAAGTTAGTATGGAAGAATACTCAAAAGGTCAAAGTACTTGGAAGCAAATGCCATGTGTGATGATAAGAAAGTGTGCTATGGTAACAGCTTTAAGAGAAGCATTCCCAGAGGATTTACAAGGGATGTACGATGCGGCAGAAATACAAAATGTACCTGATAAGTTACCCGAAAAAGAAGTTAAAGTTGGTTATGCTACACCAGGACAAAAACAAGGGATTATGAAGTTAGCATCTATGAAAGGTTTATATGACTATGATAATCCAAAGGATATATCTAAGATGCAAGAATTTTGTGAGAGTAATGGATATTGTTTAAAAGAGCTTAAGTTTGATGAAGTTCAAGAAGTTTTAGATTTACTTACTAAATATGAGCCTAAAGAAGAATTTATAGATGCAGATTTTACTCCATTAGATGAAGATAAATTTGCAGATATAGATGAACAGGTAACATTAGAGGTTTAGACATGAATTTAATAATAATGGTGATTATATGGGATGCTCTAGTTTTAGCTGGAGTATTCCAAGCAATCAAACTATACAGAAGATAAAAAGTAGGTGTTAAATTTGGGAAAAGAAAATATAGCTAAAAGTTATTATGCAATTATACCTGCGAATGTTAGATATGATGAAGATTTAACTCCTAATTCAAAATTACTATATGGAGAAATAACAGCTCTTTGCAATGAGAAAGGATATTGCTGGGCGAGTAATGATTATTTTGCAGAGTTATATAAAACAACTACAAGAACCGTATCTAGATGGATTCAACAACTTATAAGCAAGGGGTATATATCTTCTAAGATGATTTACAGAGAAGGAACTAAAGAAGTGAAAGAAAGACATATTTATCTTGGTGTTATAGGTGGTGACAAAAATGTCAGTACCTACGGACAAAAATGTCATAAGGGTATAGACAAAAATGTCAGTACCCCTCCTGACAAAAATGTCCAAGATAATAATACAGGTTTTAATAATACACTTAATATTACAACCACTAATAAAGAGGTGGAGGATAAAATAAAATCTTATTTTGACTTAGAAGAAAAAGAAATAAAAAAAGTAGCTAATACACACTTAGCTACTAACAGAGATATTAGTTATTTAATTGAAAAGTTAGAACTAGTAAAAAGTAAACCTGATATAAGAGATGTTGTAGGTTACTTAATATCCGCTCTAAAAAATGATTATAAACCTATTATTGACAAACCAAAGGCTTTTATACCTGCTGTTAATACTAGATTTCATAATAATTGCAATCAAACATTTACAAAATATACACCAGATGAACTTGAGAGGATACTTCTAGAAAGCCAAAGAGGAAAATTTAATTAAAGGGAGCTTGTGCTCCCTGGTAAATAGAGGAGATTGAGGATTTATGAAAATATTAGAAAAAATACAAACTAAAGTTAATGATTATAATCAAGATTTATACTCACTGCCGATAAGTATTGGGAATTATGAGTTACTAATAATCATAGATGGTAAGTTTACTACTTTTAAAAATTTAAGTACTAGAAAAGAGTTATGTATATCAATTATGAAAAATGGTGAAGTTGCAGATATAGAAGAACTTAAAACCTTTAAAAGATTTGAAGAATTGGAAGAAAAATATATGTTTAATACATGGAATGTTATACAAAGAGATTTAATCAATGATTTAATTGAATATCTAGAAAATAAAGATTTCGAAGAAAAATGCAACCAACTAAATAAAGAGCTTGAAGAATGTATAAAAGAGATTATATTAGCTAATGAAATATGTACACCACCAAGTAGAATAGGGAAAGTTGAAGATATCAAACGAATGTTAGTATGCACTACATGTAATAGAAATGAAACAGCATATACAGACATAGATTATTTTAATTGTAGTGATGAATTTTTAAAATGCCCGTACTGTGGGGAAGTAATGAAGTTAATGAAATAATTAAGGGGAGCTTATGCTCCCTGGTAAATAAGGGGAGATTGAGATGTTAATAAGAACAAGTAATAATTTTAATAATTCTATAGGTCCAAGCTTAGAAGATGATTTAATAGCTTTAAATTATCTAGCATTTGCTAGATGTGTAGCTGGTTATGAAGTTGATGGAACAGTTAGATATATAAGTGTAGATAAAACACTAGATGTATATAAGCTGCATGATAGAAATTACATTGAATATGCAGAGTATAAAGAAGGATATAAAAGGCAGAAGTCAATGAAAAAGAGACAAATAAAGGTATTGTGCCCTATAAAACTTTACAATGTTGAAACTGGGGAAGAACATATCTTTGAAACTCAATTGGATGCAAGTAAATTTTTATCGTTGTCTAGATCTGGGCTATCTCATCTTTTAAGAAAAAATGGAACTTCAAAGAGTGGATGGAAGGCAGAATACTATGAAGCGAGGGGAGAAATATGAGAACTAAAGAAGAGATAGAGAAGTTAGTTGAAGAGAATATAAGTCTAGTTGACTTTATGCTATATAAACATTTCAGGCCTTTTATAAACTTATATCCATACTTAGTAGATGATCTAAAACAAGAAGGATGTATAGGACTTATAAAAGCAGCAGAACAGTTTGATGCAACAAAAGGAGCATTTACAACAATAGCTACTTTTAAGATAAAAAATGCAATGCTACGTTTTTATCAGAGGTATGTAAGAAAACATTATAATAATAAAAACATAACAGTTATAAGTTCAGATGTTAATGTTACAGATGATGAAAAGATAACATTATTAGATTCTGTAATTTCAGAAGATTCTAAAAAAGATTATAGAGTTGATTCAATAATGACTAGAACTGAATATTCAGAGATTAAGGATATTAATTTAATTCTTAATATGACAGCACAAGGATACTCACAAGAAGAAATAGCAAAAGTTATAGGTACAAGTCAAGTTCAAGTATCGAGAAGAATTATTAAATTTAAGCAAGAATACGCAGCTATAACTAAACTTTGTGAAATTACTCATAAGATAAAAGCTAGTTAGTAGGTGGGAGATATGATAGTTAAATTAGAGAATAGAATGTCTCTTATAGCTCGTGCAAAATACTTAATGGATAAATATTCAATGAATGCATTTGAAGCGATTAAATGGGCAGAACAAGAATTTGAAAAACAAATGAAAATGGGGGAATTAGAAAATGAAAAATAAAGTTATTGATTTTACATATGCAAATAAGGAGCAAAAGAACTTCTTAGAGCATTTAGAAACTAGCAAAGATATAAAATATCCAAGTGAAACATTGAACGTCCCTATGTGGCTTATATTAGCTTTACATAGTGAATTATCAGAAGTTTTAAATGCAAGCAAGCTTCATAAGTTTTGGGACAAGTCAGAGATTAATAGAGAACATCTTATAGAAGAGTTAGGCGACTTCCTAAGTCATATGGCAAACTTAGCAAATTTTTTAGAAGTAGATCTAATAACGGAAATACCAGAAATACAAGTAACAGCTCCAGAAGTAACTTTCAATCAATTATCTTATAGAATAACAACTTTAAACTGGAACAAAAGACATGCTAGAAATACTTTAATAAAACAAATAATACCTTCATTTGTTGAGTTAGTATATTCTTTCGGTTTTAATTTAGATGAATTAAAAACGGCATATTATAAAAAAATGCAGCACAATTACACTAGATTTAACTAAGGGGGCAAGTATGGAAGAGCTAAGAAATGCACTAAATGAGTTATATGACCGTTTTGGACATAATGAAGTTACTGTAGCACTTAGTCAGATACTAGATGAATATATTGCACAAAAACAATTGGAGGAGTTTGAGAAATGGAAATATACAAACAAGTTACAAAAGATACAGATGTAGTAAACATAGCATCTTTCCAGAATTTAAATTTTGAGTTCTGGAAAGATGAAAATAAGAAAGATTTAGATAGAGAAATAGAAGCAGATGCAAGGTTAAAACTAGGGGTTATGGAATTACTACCAGCATTCGATAATCTGATAACCATCTATGAAATAAAGTGGAATAAATCAAGGAACGATTTTAATGTAATGGAACGAGATCTTGTAACAAATGAGTTTAAAAAACTATACGGAAAAAGAATAGATAAATTAATGGGGGAGAAATAAGATGAAAATGTTTAATTACCTTAATCAAAAACAAATTAGTGATATGATGCTACTATTTTGCCTAGCAGATAAGATCGAGGAGATAGTAGACAGATGGGTAGTACATGAAAATATGACAAAAGAGGAAGCAAAATATATAAGAACTAGTAAGACTTATTACAATAAATTCTTTAATAGTGTACAAGAGCGATTACCTGACAAAGAAAAAGATAAATTAATAAAAAGATATAGTAATTTTCATATGTCAATACAAGATAAATGGCTATTAAAAAAGTTCCAGGATGATATGAATGAGAAATCTAAAACAGTAAGGATGGAAAGACCTATATTTGAAAAGTTTGCAATACAGTTATTTAATAAAAATTGTAAGGACTGTACTAAGACAAGCGAAGAGTGTGAATTACACGATATACTATACGAAAATCTATTCCCAGCAGAAGAAAAAATGAAGAACTGCTGCTATGCATTTGAAAGTATAGAAGCAAAAGCTCAAAGGCTTAAATTAGAGGAAGAAAAGAGACTAGCTAAAGAATTAAAGAAGAATACTTTAAGTAAGAGAGCTAAGAAGAAAAAAGCTAATAGGTTCGATGAAGATGATGAAATAATTGAATATAACTTTACACCAAAGGGGGACAAGTAATATGAAACAAGGTAAGAAGTTAACACGTAGACAAATGCAAGTATTAGCTAATGCTGGATACGATTTTATGGAATGGCTTTTAGAAAGACAGAATCACAACAGCTATACATATGTTAATAGAACAACTAAAGAGTTAATAACTTTGTACTACAAATAGGGGGATTAATATGAAACTAAAGAAAAAAGATTTAATAGTGCATGAATCAGGAGCAGTTGGAACAGTATTAAAAACTTATTTAGATGAAAATAAGCAAGTATATGTACAAGCTTTAACCGATAACGGGCTAATATATGGAAAGTTAGAACAGTTTAGAAACAAAGATAGTATGTTACTTAGATGTAATAGTTGCAATAAGGAAAGCTATGAGGACTTTTTAGAAGTAGATACTGATAGTCAATTATATAAATGTGAGTGTGGATCTTCCACATTCACACCACTAAATATAAGTGAAGATTTTGATATAGAGATATTAAATTATTAATAGGGGGAACTAAAGATGAAATTTTCATTAATGTTAAGAAAAACACATGAAGCAGAATTAGATAGAGCTATAAATATAATAACTGAAAAAAATAGGGTTATAGCTGTTAAAAAAGATGAATTAAAAGCAGAACAAAAAATTAAAGAAGTTTTAGCAAAAAGAATTGAAGAATTACAATATAAAAATACGATGTTATGTGAAGATACTGACTTTTTACAAAATAAAGTTGATGCATTAAAAGAAGATAATAGCACTTTAAAAACTAACTTAGAGGAATTAGAAGTTAAGTGTAAAGAATTAGATCAAGCTAATAGAAAATTAATAGAAATGTTTAATGATGCCAACCGAAAGAACTGGTGTAACAATGAAAGTTCTAGACAATTAAAGAGATTATCAGAAGAAATACTAGAATCAGATAAAATAAATAAGACTAATTTAGCAGCGTACATTTACAATATATCTCAATACGTAGGTGGAGGTATTCCAGCCGAAATAAAAGTAATTGAAGATATTGAAAAGTAGGTGATGTTATGGCTAAAGCTAAAATACTAGGAGCATATGCAGAAAAATGTGAGTATTGTAATGGAGTAGTGTACAAGCTTGTGACATCATTAGGAATAATATATCAATGTAAATGTGGTGCGACATATCAAGGTAGATAGGAGCAACTATGAAAGATTTAATAATATTAAGTGTAATTATTATTGCAGTAGTTGGAGCACTTGATGCTCTAGCTATTGTAGCAAAAAAGTATAAAAAGTAAAACTCTTGGATTTATAGTCTAGGAAACAAAAAAACATATTTTATGAGGTGAAACTATGTATAAATTCTTAGAAGAAAATATTGAAACTGTAGTAAAAACTTTAGTGTTAATTTGTATATTAGCTGTAGCATTTTTTATAAATTATAAAACAACAGAAGCTAGAGTTGAAAGATTGTATAAAGTTAATAATACTACCTTCACAGATGTTATGCTTGAAATGTTTAGATAATAAAAGATGGGCTTTAATAGGAGGATATTAATATGTATAAGTATTTAGAAATGTTTGAAGAAATAATTGATGCAGTGATAAGCAATGAAAGTGAGGACGCATTTGAAGAATTTAAAGATAGAGTAATAGAAAGACTTAATGAGATAGATTAAAAGAGGAGTTTTAATATGAAAATAAATACTCATGAAGATTTTAATAATGCGATATTAAATTATAATATACCGACTGAAATACTATTAGACGTAAAAAATAGAATAGGAGATTGGACTTCGAGTGGAGGAAGTTTAGATGATCCATATATAAAGCAACAATGGAAATACATTGAAAATTATATAAATAATTGTATTAACAAATAGGAGGTGGAGATTATGATAAGTCCTTTAGTGATGAAATATATAGTACCAGAACAGAGAAATGAAGCTGAGAAACGAGTTTTAAATGGCGAAAAGGTTATAGTCAAACCAGGAGAATGTATTAATTGTCCTAGGCAATACTATGTACTTGAAAAATTTGAAATAGTTAAAGTATCTTGTCCTCACTGTGGAATTGAATTAAAGATAAGATGTTATAAAAATGGAAATATAAAAATAGAAAGAGTTTTTAGTAAGTAAGATAGGAGTTTTAGGAGGAAATTATGAAAAATAAAAAATTAATGTTATGGGAGAAAAATAGGAATGGAAGTATATATAAAGAGCTTTCACTTGGTAATGCACATTATTTAATTATTAAGTACTATAAGAATAATACAATAAAATATAAATGTAAAATTTGGATGCAGAATAGATATAAGAGTTTATATTTATGCAATAATCCAAGACTTGCGTTAGATTATATTTACAATTACAGCAGAAATTCTAATTAAAATCAAAATTTTAAAGGAAATTGAGGATGAAATTAAAATGAATTATGAGATAAAAAATGGACTTTTAAAAATGCAAGGATTTGATATAGGAAACAAAATTCTAATAAGTGATGCAGATGAAGTAACATTTTCAAATGAAGAAAATGGTACATATACTAATGCAAAAGAAGTAGAAGTTATAATTGAGATTGAAACTTTGAAAACTTGGATTGAAGAATATGGACTATTAGACGATATAGAAATTGAAAACTATTAATCAAAATAAAAATTCTAATTAAAATAAAACCATTAAGGAAATTTGGAGGAAGTTATGAAATTTAAAATATATTGCGAAGAATGTGAGTATACATTTGATAATGAGAGTGAGTTAGAAAGAAAGAATTATATAGGTAGAGATTACGACTTATTATGTTGTCCTTTTTGTAAAAGCGATTCTGATTTAAGATTAATTGTAGATGAAGAAAGTTGTTAAAATAAAACTTTTAAGAGAAATTATCAATATATTGATAATGATAACTGAATGAAAATAGGAGATTGAATATGAATTTAAGATGTAAATATACAATAGGCAGGTCTGAAAGGCATGTAGAAATAGGTGCAGGTAAAGACAAGGTTACACATACATATCATACAACAGTAGTAACAGATCACAAGTACTATGATTATGATGTTTGGAAAGATAAAGTATTACAACAAGTTAAGGTAAAACTAGAAACTGATATATTTAATAGATTAAAGAAATATAGTTTAGATTATTTAGCTTGGATTAATACGGAGGAGGAAGCTCACAAATATGCATTAGATTTATATTCATGCAGAATATGGGAGAATAAAAATTGGGTAGGATATGAAGTATTTAATCAGTTGTTAAGTAAAAGTGAGCTTACAGAACAAATAAGTTTAATATAGAAAAAGGATTTGAATTTTAGACTACATTTGAAGAATAAATTTCAGAAATTAATTAATGAAATAGGAGAATGAGTATGAGAGTTGATTTTACAATTCCGTCAGCACCAGTACCTAAGTCGCGTCCTCGATTTAACACAAATACAGGACGAGCTTTTACAGATGATAAGACGAGGATATTTGAAAGCTTAGTAAGTTTGGCATATGGAGCTAGACATTACTTTGATGATAATTATATAAGAATAAGAATGAAGTTTAAATTTGAAGTACCAAAGAGCTACAGCAAAAAGAAAAGAATAGACGCTTTAGAAGGTAAAATAAGACCGACTAAAGCTGATATTGATAATTATATTAAAAGTGTACTTGATGGACTTAATGGAAAGGCTTTTAAAGATGATAGATATATTTATGCAATATTAGCTGAAAAAGAATATTCAGAAGAGGCTTGTATAGAAGTAAGTATAGAAAATGTAGAGGGGGATTAGTATGACTAAAGAAGAATATAGTGAATTATTTAGAAAAACAGAAGGTAAATTATTCGATTACAAGAGGATAAAAAGTGCAATAGAAAAAATTGAATTAGATATAGAGGAAATAAAAAATGAGTATATAGGATGTGGAGCAATAGGCTATGAAGAAAGAACAGGTCCGACATATAATATAAGTAGATTAGTAGAAAATGAAGTTATAAAAAAAGAACAAAGAATAAATTACTTAGAATATAGAAAAAGACAAAAAGAAATAGAAAAAAGGAAGATAGAAATAGCTATAAATAATTTTACGTTAGAGCAAAAAGAATTATTTGATATTTTATATATGAGTAATAGAAAGAGAGTTCCTAGATATGAAATATTAGATAAAATGCATATATCCAAAACTACATACTATGAATTAAGAGAATCATTAGTAAGAAGTGCTATAAACTCTATATATCCAGATATACTAGAGCGAGAATTATTTAATAATTTTACAAATTCAAAATGAGGGACATTTTAAGGACAAAGTTGGGACAAAATATAATTTTATATATGTTATTATATTAATATAGAAATTTATATAATTTCAATTATTCCCCTAATATGTATATTTCTCTAAAAGGTAGGACTCCCCTCCTACCTAATATGCAAGTAAGAGTATTGGTAGGTGCAACTCCTACAACTTGCACCAAATAAAAAATAATACCCTATTGGGATGAAAGGAGTAGCCTTTTTGTAATAAAGCTGCGTTTTCAGAGGTTATTATTTAAGTTTCTGTTTAATATTAAGAAGGACTCATACCTTTCACGTGTGGGTCTTTTTTAGTATTCAAAATTAAAAGGTGAGGGATATGGTTAAGGTTTGGAAGGATGCAAATGAAGCTATAAAAATGATACATGATATAGAAGATAGTAAGTTAAGAGAATTAGATATAGAAATGAGAAAGAAACCTAAGTTTGATAAATATAAGAAAAAAGAAGGAAATTATCGAATTAAATAGAATTATATGTTTTATGGAGGTGGTAGATAAATGAGAAAATCAGTTGCATCTATAAAAGATATAGTTACCGTTGGAGGAAGTGTTATACTTGATGCTAATGAGTACACTACTTTAGCTTTAAAAGAAATAGCTGTCATATGTAAAAGTAGAGATAGTAAATTAATATTAAAAAATGCAAAAGTTAAATCGACTGTTGATTTAAAAGAGTTAGCACTTTTTAAAAGTGTAATATTAGATTTAACTTAAATTAATGGAACTCTAGAAATAGGGTTCTTTTTTATTTTCCAAAACGAATATATGAGGTGGTGGTATGGCAAGAGCGCCAAATGAAAAGGTAAAAGAGGCATATGAACTTTATAAAAAAGGTTATAAGTTAGTTGAAATATCAAAGAAATTAGATGTCCCGGATGGAACTGTAAGGCGTTGGAAAAAGACATACAGTTGGGATAATGAACGTTCGGAAAATAAAAGTGAACGTTCACAAAAAAATGATAAAAAAACAAAATCTAAAGGTGGACAACTTAAAAATAAAAATGCAGAGAAGTTTGGATTCTTTTCTAGGTATTTACCAGAAGAAACACAAGAGCTTATAGGAGCAATATTCGAGAAAAATCAACTTGATATATTGTGGGAGCAAATAACAATACAATATGCTGCAATAATAAGAGCACAAAAGATAATGTATGTTAGAGATAAAGATGATATGGCTAGAGAGCTCAAGAAAATTAAATCAAGTGAAAATGGAGAAGAAACAGAGTACGAACTTCAATTTGCATGGGATAGAAATGCAACTTTCTTAAATGCTCAAAGTAGAGCCATGAGTGAACTTAGAAACTTAATAAAGCAATATGACTCTATGGTTAATAATAACTTAGAGTTAGTTACTGAAGAACAAAGATTAAGAATAGAAAAACTGAAAGCTGAGGTAGGAAAGTTAAGTAATAAACAAGATAATGATATAACTATAAAAGTAGTAAGGGCAAGTGAAAAACATGGAAGAAGTTAGTTTTGCAGTCAATGATCACTTTGAAGATTTTATATTTAATTGGGATTACAAAGACTATTTTTTAGTTGGTGGATATGGTAGTTCTAAAAGCTATCATGTTGCTACTAAGATATTGCTTAAGCTTCAGCAAGAAAAAAGAAAGTGCCTAGTTGTAAGAGAAGTATATGACACTATAAGAGATTCTTGTTACTCACTATTTGAAGATATAGTTGTAGCTATGGGACTAGAAGATAAAATAAAGTTTAAGAGTTCTCCTATGAAAATATTATTTCCTAATGGTTCTCAAATAATTTTTAAAGGACTAGATAAACCTGCTAAACTTAAATCGATAAATGGTGTATCGATAGTATGGTTAGAAGAATGTAGTGAATGTAAGTATGCTGCATTTAAAGAGTTAAGAGGTCGTTTAAGGCATTTAACAGATACTAACCATATAATCTGTTCAACTAACCCTGTAGAAAAAGCTAATTGGACATATTCTCATTATTTTATAGATGAAGAAAATGATAACATTGTTCTGAACGATGATGAATTGTATGAAAAAAGAGTAATTATAACAAATAATACATATTATCATCATTCAACTTGTGATGATAATTACTATTTACCACAAGACTATATAGAAGAACTTGAAAAGATGAAAACATATGATATTGATTTATATAGAGTTGCCAGGCTTGGAAGATATGGGGTAAATGGTACAAGAGTATTGCCACAATTTCAAGTTATGCCAGATGAATGGATCCAAGAACAAGTTGGTGGGATATCTAGTAGATGGTATAGATATGGTATGGACTTTGGTTTTGAAACTTCATACAATGCATTGATAAGTATGGCTATAGATGATGAAAATAAAGACTTATATATATTTAATCAATATTACAAGAATAAAATGACAGATGATAAAACGGCTATTGAAATAGCTGATTATAAGGATAAGTTAATAACTGCAGATTGTGCAGAACCTAAAACTATAAAATATTATCAACAACAAGGTTTTAGAATGAGGAAATGTAAAAAGTTCGCAGGAAGTAGACTTCAAAATACAAAGAAAGTTAAAAGATTTAGGAATATATATTGCTCTGATGCATGTAAAGATGTAGTTAAAGAACTTAAAAACTTAACCTATGCTACAGATGCAAAAGGGAACATAATATATGACGAATTTAATATAGACCCTCATAGTTTTAGTGCTATTTGGTATGGATTAGATGATTATGAAGTTGCAGACTTAAAGAGAACTTATAACAGTAGATAGGAGGTGTAATATGCAAAATATAATACAAGCAGAATTAGGTGGATTGTATGGTAATGAAGTTATAAAAGAAATGAATGAAATAATAAAACTTTATGATATTTATGATGGCCTAGGTCAAGATTGGATAGTTGATGAAAAAGATTATACTCCAACTAAGAAAAAGACTAATTATATTAAAAAGTTAATAAAAGAAGAAGCTAGGTTCTTATTTGGTAAAACTCCTATTTTTACTGTACAAGTAGAGGACGATAAGTATCAGGATCAAGTAGAAGAAATAAATAAGTATATAAATAAGCTTCTTAAAGATAATTTATTTGAAGATAAGTTGGTAAAAGGTGCTAGAGATTGTTTTATAGGCAAAAGGATAGCTATAAAGCTTCATGCTGATACTATTACTAAAACTATAAGAGTAATGTTTGTACCTAGTTTAGAGTTCGTATATGAGCCTTTTGAGGACAGAGTAGATGAACTTAAAAAGATAATATTCTTCCATCAGATGAACCAGAAACAAGATAAATCTAAGCAGGTTATATGGAAACAAAAGTATGAAATGGTAGACGGTAAATGTATATTAAACGAAGGTTTCTATAATGGTAATGGTGATTTACTTGAAACACTAGCGGTTAATGTAGACTTAAAGCTAAGTGGGATACCTGCTTATGTAATCTTAAATGATGGACTAAGTGGTGATTTAAAAGGTGAATCTGATGTAGAAGAAATACTAGAGAACGGTATAGAGTACAATAAATTAACATCAGAGGATTTAGATGCACTTAAAAAAGGTATGAATAGGATAATTTATGGTACTGACGTAGATCCAGAAGCTAGTAAACATTTTAAGTTAAAACCAGGAGCATATTGGGATGTATCTACAGATATAGCATCGGATGGAAAACAAGCTCAAATAGGAACTATAGATACTGACTTTAACTATGACACAAGAATGGAAAATACCTTAAATAGAATAAAAGCAGATATGCACGAAGTTTTAAATATACCTATGATAAATAATAGTGATTTACAAGGTATGATGACTAGCGGCAAGAGTATGAAAGCTTTATATTGGCAATTAATTACTAGATGTGAAGAAAAAATGATGTCATGGCGTCCAGCTTTAGAGTGGATGATAAGAGCTATACTTGAAATGAATGAAGTTTATAGTATAACTACATTACCTAAGTTAGAAAACTTTGATGTAGTTGTAGAAAATCAATATCCATTACAAGAAAATGAAGATGAGGAAATGACATTAGATTTACAGAAAGTTAATGCTCAAACTATGAGTAGAAAAACATTTATAAAAAAATGGACTAATGTTACTGATGATATAGCAGAAGAAGAGTTAAAACAAATACAATTAGAAAAGCAGATGTTAGAAGATAGCTATAGCCAATTTGAAACCGATTTAGGAGATGATGAATAATGGAAACGAATAAATTTATAGACATATGTAAAGAAGAAATAGTTAAATACTTTAATAATGAGTGTGATAAGACCGATAATTTTGAATTAACTACAGATGATGTATTCGTTGTATGGAATTGCAAAACACTTCAAAATAACAAAGCTTTATTATCTACTACTGTTAGTGATGGAATGTACTATGAAATAACTTACAATGGAGATAAAAATGAAATTTACTTTGATGCTTATAAAAAATGGAAAAATAAAAAAATTTCTTTATAGAAAGTGAATAGAATATGGCATCTAAAAATTATCTTAAGCTATGCGAAGAAGCTCAAAATAAAAAACTTAAGTTAGCTAAGAAACAAGAAAAGCAGATAAAAGAAATATATGAAAATATGTATTTAAAGGTATCTAAGAAACTTTCTAAAGTTAACCCTAATACTTTATCGGAAAGGTATTTGGAAGAGCTTAAAAATGAACTAGAAAAAGAAATTAGAACTATTCATAGGCAAGTTGGAAAGATTATTAATAAGAATATAGAAAAATCATCGGAACTAGCTAATAATGTACAGCTAGATTTTTTTATGTCTATTAATAGTCAGTACAACTTGAATATGAAGGATACTTTTTCAAGTATGTTTTCTAAGATACCTAAAGATGCAATGAATGAGATATTATTCGGTAAAGCTTACAAGGATTGTAAAGGACTTAGTGAACGTATTTGGGAATATACTAAGAAATTTAATAAAGATATTGATTATATTATTGCAGAAGGTATTGCTAATAAGAAAAGTACATATGAAATAGCTAAGGATTTAGAAAGGTATGTTAATCCTGATGCAGTCAAGGACTGGGAATGGTCGAAAGTGTATCCTCGTACTAATAAAAAGGTTGATTATAATGCTCGAAGATTAGCTAGAACTGCAGTTAATCATGCATTCCAACAAGCACAGAAAAGAAGTTGTGAGAAAAATCCTTATGTAGAAGGTATTAGGTGGATTAGTGCTAATTCTCATGGAAGAACTTGTGAATTATGCAGGGAACGAGATAATCAAGTGTTTAGTGTTAAAGATGTACCTTTAGATCATCCGAATGGTTTATGTACCACAGTACCAGAAATACCTATGTCATTAGAAGAAATAGGAACGGAACTTAGAGCATGGGTAGATGGAGAGAAAAACATAAAATTAGATAAATGGTTTAAAGATTATGGAGAGGACTTTTTATAAGTTCTCTTTTTTTTATCGTCTTTTTAGGTTAGCTATTAATAGACGTAAAAGAATTAAATGCTAACTTAATCTAAGTGGTCGAAACCACGTTAAAAAACGTAGGAGGATATTATGTTAAAAGAATTATTAGGTGAGGAACTATACTCACAAGTAACAGAAAAGCTTGGTGATAAAAAAATAATGGTTGATGATGGTAACTTTATACCTAAATCTAGGTTTGATCAGGTTAATCAAGCTAAGAAAGAATTAGAGGTACAGTTAAAAGACAGAGATACACAATTAGCCGAGTTATCTAAAAATAATAAAGATAATGAGAACTTACTTAATCAGATTAAAGACTTGCAAGCTTTAAATAAACAAACTACTACTGATTATGAGAGTAAAATAAATCAGATGAAGTTTGATCATGCATTAGAAGGTGCACTAAATAATGCTAAATGTAAAAATTCTAAAGCTTTAAGGGCCTTACTAGACATAGATAATGTGAAGTTAAATGAGGGCAAGTTAGAAGGTTTAGAAGAACAACTGAATAAGTTAAAAGAATCAGATAGCTATCTATTTGATTTAGAAACTACTCCGGCTAATACTGGAGGGTTAGGAAACTTTGGAAGAGGTGGAGCAGAAGTTAATATGTTCGACTTTAATTTCCAATCATTAAAATAATAAAAAATAAAGGAGAAATAATATGGCAAATTTAAACTATGCACAACAATATTCACAAGCTTTAGCTCAAGCTTACCCAAACGTTTTAAGATTTGGTAGATTATGGAGCAATGAGAATGCTACAAAATATAGAGTAGTAGATGCAAAAACAATACAAATACCTTCTATAACTGTAGGTGGTAGAACAGATGGAAATAGAGATACAATAGGAACTTTTACTAGAAATTTTGACAATGCTTGGGAAACTAAAACATTAAAAAATCATAGACAATGGCAAACTTTAGTGCATCCTAAAGATGTAAATGAAACTAATCAAGTTGTTACTATACAAAATATAACTAAAACTATGAATGAATTTGAAAAGTTCCCAGAAATGGATGCTTATACAATATCGCAATTATATAAATTAAAGGATGAACAAAAAACAATAGTTGCTGAAAGTGCTGATTTAACTTCTGAAAATATAATGACTAAGTTTGAAACTTTGATGGATGAAATGGATGAAGCGTTAGTACCTTCTGTTGGTAGAATATTATATGTTGATACATATACAAAAACATTAATAGACAATGCGATAACTATAGTAAGAGCTAATGGTCAATCTTCAATAGCTAAGGCTGTAACAAGGCTTGAAGAGGTTGAAGTAATACCAGTACCAACTAAATTAATGAAGACTAAATATACATTTACAACTGGTTTTGCACCTGCTGAAGATGCTAAAGATATAGCTATGATGTTAGTTCATCCTTCTGCTATATTACCAATAGCATCTTATGAGTTTGCACAATTACAAGCTCCAAGTGCATTAACTCAAGGTAAATATGTATACTTTGAGGAATCATTTGAAGACATATTCATTTTAAATAAAAGACATGATGCAATAAAGTTTGTTGTTAAGTATGAAGCCTAGCACACGATTAGCTTCAATAGTCGAAGAAGTGGAAGTCCCACAAAAAACTAAAAGAACAAGAAAAAAGAAAGTTGAGTAACTTAAAATGGGAGAGATTCAAGAACTTAAATTAATATTAAGGGAGGAAACTTCTCCCTTTTTTACTGATGAAGAAATAGCATATTATTTAAATAAAAACAAAAATAGCATAAATGATACTGCATATGAATGTTTATTATTAAAAGCCGAAGATGATAGTATACAATTACCAGGAGGACTTACTTTAGCTAATAATAGTTCATACTGGTTAAGACTAGCAAAGAAATATAAACCTAATGGGAGCAGGATTTTATGATAGCTAATAAAATAAAGCCTAAAATACAAAAAGTAATAGAGAAATTTCCAACTTATGTTGATATTTATAGGGATGTTAAAAATGAATTTGGAGAACTTGGAGGAAAAGACCTTGTATGCAGTGTAAAAGGCTTTTACCATGAAGGTAATACTCAAATTAGTGCTATTACTACTGATAAGGGGCAAGTAAAAAGAAGTAAGCAGATGTTTTTTATGGTTGTATATGATGAAGATACTATTAAGATAAAAGAAAATGATTACTTCTTACTTGATAATGTTAAGTATATTATCAAAGACTTAGGTAACCAAAATAGGTTAAATATTTACTTTGATATGTTAGTCGAGAGGTGTTAATATGAGTTTTAAATTTGATGCTAATAACCTTATAAAAGGAATAGCAGAAAGAGAAATTAAAACTAAAGCAGCAGTTGGTTTATATGCAGATAGTGTAGCTAAGAAAATGGAAGCTCATGCAAAAAACAATTACAAATGGACACCTAGAACTGGACAGGCACACCAAACACTTAATGGTACTTGGAAATGGAATGGTAGTGTAGCTAGAGTAGAATTGAGTCATGGTGCTAGTTATGGTGTATACCTTGAATTTTGTAATGAAAAACGGTATGCAATAGTTAAGCCAACTATTGATTTAATAAGTCCTAAAGCAATAAGAGGATTAGCAAATATATTAAAATAAGGTGATGTAATGTTTACAGAGCTATATAGATATTTAAAAATAAAAGGATTTGATGTGTATTCTATTGGTCAACATGAAGGAATATGCGTAAGTCCTTATTTAGTTATAAAAGAAAATGGAGAAAGTGATATAGCTGGAACTTCATACATCAATGATTTAGTTGAAATATTGGTCTATTATCCTATAGGTAAATATAGTTCATTATCAATTTATACTGATAAGCTAAAATCAGAAATGAAGAGTTATAAAAAACTAAAAAGAGTTATAGATCCTATGCCTATAATAATTGATGATGATAAAAAAGCATATATGACTTCATATACATATAAAAAAATTAAAGTGAAAGAAGGTCGATTAAATGGCTAATGAATTTACACAACTACCTTTAACTGATGTAGTTTTAGTACAATTAGTTACTAAAGAGCAATCTCCGAGGACTTTATCTTTTCAGACTTCTGATGAAATAAAGACAGAAGAGGTTATTAAAGAAGGTGAAGCTAAAGAACTAATAATAAAAAATCAATTAATAGCTAAAAAAGAAGTTCCAGATTTAATGTTAGGATATGATTTAACATTTAAAGATAATGTTATGTCGCCAGAAGTTATGCAAGTGGTACAGGGTGGAACAATAGAATATGATCCAGAAACAAGAAAGTTCAAAAAGTACGAACCTACAGCAATAGGTACAAAACCTAATTTAACTGCTTTTGATACTATAGTATATTCTGAAATAGTTGGAGATGATGGAGCAACAGGTGAATATGCTAAATTTACATTCCCTAACTGTAAAGGTGGAAATGTACCTGTGAACCTAAAGGATGGAGAATATTATTCTAATGAGTATAAGGTTAAGTCTAGACCGGCTATAGGTCAAAAACCATATACCTTAGAAATAGTTGATGTATTACCAAGTGGAGTAAGAGCATTTGGTTATGATTTTTATGAGGAAGTTGAGCCATTAAAAATAGAAAAAAAGAAGTAGATTTTAAGGATAGAGATTAAATTCTCTATCTTTTTTATTTTAAGGAGGGACTAATATGCAAGTAACAAGTTTAGAAGAATTAAAACAGATAGCTAAAAAAGTAAACGGTGAAGTTATAGAAATACCTGGATTTGATGATATGTCGGTATTAAATGTAAAGGTAAAAAGAGTATCATTAACTGATTTAGTACAATGTGATGTATTACCAAATATTCTTTTATTAGAGGTGCAGAAGATACTTGATAAGAAACAAAAAGGTCATGAAATAAAAGGTAAGGAGTATGAAAGAGCTGTTAAAAATTTAGAGCAATTTACAGAAATAGTTTATAAACAAGCGTTAATAGAACCTAGTGTTGATGATTTTAAATCTGTAGGTTTAGAGTTAAATAAAGTTCAGAAATCAATGATTGCAGAGTATGCAATAGGAGATACAAGTAGATTAGAACGATTTCGTGCGTTCAGAGAAAGTCTTAAGAATAATAGCGCAAGCAAAGAATTATAATAAACTTCCTAGCGAAATTTTAGGAATTACAAATACATATACAGCCTTTTGTTTTAATGAAGCATGCTTGCATATTCAATTAGCTCTGGAAGATAAAGATACAAAAGTTATATTTGATGAAAAGAGACTTAAAGAAGATGGAACAAGAAGAACTTTCCTAGATATGGCTCTAGAGAAAGGAGGAAATCTATGAGTATAAATGCAGGTACTGCAATAGGTTATTTAGATTTAGATATTAAAGGTTTTGAAAAAGGTATAAAATCAGCAACTCAACAGTTAGGAATATTTAATAAAGATACTGCAACTAGTGGTCAGAAAATGGAAGCTCTAGGTGGAGTTATGAAAAGTGCAGGAGCTAATCTTACTAAGTTTGTTTCAGTACCTTTACTTGGAGTAGGAGCTTTATCTATAAAGACTGCTGGAGATTTCCAAGCTGGTATGAGTAAAGTATCGGCATTAAGCGGTGCTACAGGTTCTGAGCTAAAAATGCTTGAAGATAAAGCTAAAGAAATGGGAGCTAGCACGAAATTTAGTGCTACTGAGGCAAGTGATGCACTTTCTTATATGGCTTTAGCTGGTTGGGATGCTGAGCAAATGGCAGCAGGGCTTGAACCTTCTTTAAAATTAGCCGGTGCAGCTGGTATGGACTTAGCTTTAACTACTGATATAGTAACCGATACTATGTCAATGTTTGGTATGAAAGCTAATGAAGCAACTAAAATGACTGATATGTTAGCATATGCTCAAGCTAACTCGAATACAGATGTACAACAATTAGGAGAGGCTCTCAAGTACTGTGGAGCTTCAGCTAATGCTATGGGTTATGACCTAGCAGATACAACTGCATTATTAGGAACATTTGCAGACCAAGGACTTAAAGGTTCTTCAGCTGGTACCACTTTAAATGCTATGTTCAGAGACATGAAGAAGAATGCAGAAGATGGTGCTATAGCTATAGGTAAAACTAAAGTTGCTATAGTAGACTCTCAAGGTAACTATAGGGATATGACAGATATACTTGCAGATGTAGATAAAGCTACTCAGGGAATGACTACAGCTCAAAGAGATCAAGCATTATCATCTATATGGGGGACAGAAGCTTTAAAAGGCGTAAATATGGCATTTGAAGCTGGTATTCCAAAAATACGAGAATTTGAAGAAGGAATAAGAAATTCTGACGGAACTGCTAGTAAAATGTATGAAACTATGCAGGATAATTTAAAAGGAGCTATAGATAATCTTAAATCTGCTTTTGAAGGTGCTTGTATTGTTGTAGGAGAAAGATTAATACCTATGTTTGAAGGAGTAATAGAATGGCTTACAGATTGTCTTACATGGTTCAATAACCTGGATGAAGGAACTCAAACATTTATAGTAGCTATAGGTGCTTTGGTAGCGGCCATAGGACCTTTTTTAATGATAGGTGGGACTTTATTGACTATGTTGCCTAATATGGTAACAGGGTTTAACTTGGCTAAAGGTGCCGTGTTAGCATTTCAGGGAGCCACATTAGCAGTTCCAATAGCAATAGCTTTAGTTGTTGCCGCGGTAGTTGGATTAATAACAGCGATAGGTGATAATGCTAATGCATTAAGTTTTTTGCAAGATAAATTTGGTGTATTTGGAACTATTTTAGGTGCTATATGTGAGTTTATAGCTGGAGTAGTTCAACTTACATTTGGTAATATGATTATAATAATAACTACTGCAGCTGAAGCTATAGGAGCTATATTAACAGGCAAGTTTAGTAAAGTAGATGATATAGTCAAAGAAGGATGGGCCAAAGTTGAAAATAATACCGCAAAAGCTATGAGTAATATAGTAGCAGAAACATCTACTGCCTTAGAATTAATTAAGGCTTCAACTGAACAAGATTTACAGGGAGTAGTTAATACCTTTGATTTAGCTATGCAAGAGTTACCTAATCTTACGAGAGATAATTCCAGTCAAGTAGCTAAAATATTTACAGATAATATGCAAAATTTAGATGAACAGTCTCTTACAATCTTAAGAGGTACAAGTGATTCTATGGCTGTACTATTTGAAGGTATAACTACAAATATGGATAATGAGCAAGCTACTAAAAAGTTTACAGCTAACTTAGAAAGTATGGCTACTAGTGGTAAGTTTAGCACAGACACACTTCAACAAGATATGGATAAAGCAATGAAATTAATAAATGAAAATATGCTAATTGAAGGTGAAGCATTTAAACAAACCGCTACAAATGTATTTAATCAGTTTAAAACTATAGGTCAACAAGGTGCTAGTGAAATGGCTGATAATGTAGTAGCTGAATTGCAAAGTATGGACCAGGAAACTTTTACTCAATTAACTAGCATGGGAACAACATGGAGTGGTATATTTAGTGGTATAAGTTTAGATGGATCAATGAATACACAACAAATGAAAGATGCTATATTAAATAATCTTAATAGCATGGGTATTGATGGAGCTACACTTATAAATCAGCTTAGAACAGAAAGTACTACGCATATGAATAGTATGTCTAATGAGGCTGATAAAGCTACTAAAGATATGAGTTCTAAAATTGATGCTAATACTAAAAGTGCTAAAGACAAAGCGTCTAAGAATACAAAAGACTTAGCTACTGATGTAGATAAAAATACAAAAGATGCAAAAGATAAGGCAAATATTAATACTAAAGGGATAGCAACAGACACGGACACGAATACTAAAAAAGCTGCTTCTAGTGCAAGTAAGAATACTGCAGAAGGTGCTAAATCTGTAGAACAAAATATGTCTAAAATGTCTAAAGATGCTAAGACTAATACTTCTAAGGTTGCAACGGATACAGATGCTGACTTTAAAAAAGCTAATAGAAGCATTCAACAAGAAGCCACTAATATGTACAATGGAGCAAAACAGTCATTTATACTATTAGCTCAAGTTGCAAAACAAGCAGGAAGTGATATGTATAACGGTATTCGAATGTCCGCAGAGATGATGGCAAATAGTGCAAAACAAAGTGCAACTAGCATGTACCTAGGTGTTACTAATAGTGTTACATCTATGGCTAATTCTGCAATATCATCATGGAATAATATAAGATCGGCGTATAGTGTTCCTGTGCGTGGGGAAATTATTATAACAACTACATATAGAACTGTATATGAAACTGTAGGATCACCGTCAGGCGAATCTAAATCTATTCAAATTAATAAAGATAATAATGTAGAAACTATATCTTTATTTAATAGAGATACTTATGAAAGAGCTAGAATATCGAGCAATAACTTAAATAAAGCTTTTTATAGTCAAAGTGTAGCATCTTCATTAGTTGAAAAAACTTTAAATAAAGAGTTAAAAGAAATATTTGAAGAAGTTAAAAAAGGTATAAACAAAAAGGATAAAGCAGAAAAGAAAATAACTATAAATAATACATACAATAGTCCGAAATCTCTAAGTATTAGAGAACTTAAGAGACAAGATGAAATACAAATGAGAAGATTAGCTATGCAATTAAACTTTTAGAAAGGAGGTACTAACTTGATAAATAAAATAATATATGAAAATGAAAGAGGTATATCTATTGAATTAAATCGAGAAGGTCCTCTTTTTTTATTCAAACCAGAAGGCTTTGATGGACTAGAATCTGATATAGTAAGTTCTAAAAGTGCATATCAAGAGGGTATAAATATATCTAAAACTATTTTAAAAGATAGAATATTAACTTTAAATTGTTATTTAGAAGTTGATAATGAGCAACAAAGGTATATATTAAAAAGAAAGTTGTATAATGCTTTTAATCCTAAGCTAAAAGGTCATATGAAAATATATACAGATGCAGGATATTTGAGAGGTGCTAGTAATTTAAGAGTAATACAAGCACCTTTATTTGATGATGATTATGAAACTACAAATGAACTTGTAAGTTTTCAAATACAATTAGCTATGCCTTTACCTTATTTTGAGGATATAAATGAAAATAGAGCTGATTTTGGGAATGATATAGGTAATTTCTTCTTTGATTTAGAATTAGAAGAAGAAGGCAAAGAATTATCTATAAAAAATAACTCTATAGTTACAAATATATTTAATGAAGGAGATGCACAAACTCCTATTAAGGTAGTATTTAAAGCTAGAACTGTTATTGAAAACCCTTCAATATATAATGTTTACACAAAAGAATTCATTAAGCTTAATTATACTATGCAAGAAGGAGAAGAAATAACGGTTACTACACATCATGGAAATAAACGTGTAGAGAGTTATTTAAATGGTATAACTAAAAACATTTTTAATGATTTAGATATTAATTCAACATTCATATGGCTTGATATAGGTGATAATGTGATTCGATATGACTCTGATACTATGATTGAACAATTAGAAGTGTACATATATTACACTAACTATTACTTAGGAGTGTGATAATATGCAATTATACGTACTAGATAGAAACTTTACAGTATTAGGAATTATTGATAATTATGAATGTTTAATGTGGAAAAGAAATTATTATAAATCTAGTATTTTCTCTATGCAAATAATACCTACTTTTGAACAGTTTGAACTACTTAAAAAAGGTAACATACTTCTTAAAAATGATAATACAAAAGAAGCTATGTATATAGATCATAGAGAGTTAGAAGAAAATGAAGATGGTGAAGAAGTATTATTAGTAGAAGGGTATTCACTAACTCAATGGATAGATAGAAGAATTACATTATATAAGCAACTTGAAAAAGGAAATGCAGAAACTGTTATAAGGAATTATATTAATACTAACTGCATTGATACAAAAGACATTAATAGAAAGCTTCCTAACCTTATTCAAGGAGTTAATAACAACTTAGGTCAAGAAGTAGATTATAACAGTCATTATAAACCTTTATTACAGGAAATAGAATCGATAGCAACTACAAATGAGCTAGGTTATAAAATAGATTTAGATTTACCTAATAAACAATACATATTTGAAGTTTATAAAGGTCTAGATAGGACAGTTAATCAAAATCTTAATTCAAAAGCTATATTTAGTACTGAATTTGAAAATGTAATCAAACAAAAGTATGTAGATAGCGATAATAATTATAGAAATATGGTTTTAGTTGCAGGAGCTGGCGAAGATGAAAATAGAAAAACTTTAACTTTAGGTATTGAAAACGAAGGGCTAAATAGATATGAACTATTTGTAGATGCTAGAGATATTTCAGATAAAGAAAGTAAAACTAGAATAGTTACAGATGAACTCACAGGGGAAGAAATAGAAGAAACTTATGAAGTGGAAATACCTATTGAAACATACAATAAATTGTTAGAAGCTAGAGGAAATGATAAGCTATCAGAATATACTAAAATAGAAACTTTTGACTGTGTTATATCTAATACTAATAATTTAATATATAGAACGGATTATGATCTAGGTGATAAAGTTAGCATTATTAATAAAAAATGGGGATTAATGCTTAATGAAAGAATTGTATCAATAACAGAAACCTATGATGAGGAAGGCTTAAATATTGATATAGAAATAGGTAATAATATACCTACTTTAATTGAAAAAATAAAAAGAAAAATGAGGCGATAGCATGGCAGAAAAAAGTTCATTTTTTACTTCATTAAATGGAGATAGAAAATATAAATCTAGTGACTTTGCAGAATACTTTAGTACTTTTATAGGAAATGGAGTTTTCCCTAATCCAAGCACTAATTTACTAGTAACAGCTAATGGAGATATGACTATAAATCTATCTCCCGGTTATGCTTGGATAAATGGTTATATGTATCATAATACTGATAATTTAACTTTAACAGTAGAATATGCAGATAGTGCATTAAAAAGAATTGATAGAGTGGTATTAAGATGTGATTTTATAAACAGAGAAATAAGAGCATATGTTAAAAAAGGTATATTTGCATCTAATCCTATTGCTCCTGATTTAGAACGAGGTGTTAATGCTTATGAATTATCTATATCTGATATATTAGTTGAAAATGGTATTATATCTATACAACAAAGTAAAATAACTGATACTAGGTTAGATGAAAGTGTATGTGGTATAGTTACACAAACAGTAAAAGAAATAGAAACCTCTGAATTATATAGAAAGCTACAAGGTTACATAGATGAAAGAGGACAAGATGTGCAGTACTGGATGGAGACTGCAATTACACAATGGGAAATAGACTTTAATACTTGGTTTGAAACTATAAAAGATATATTAAGTGGGGATGTGGCAGGGGAATTAGCTAACAGGATATTAGAATTAGAAAATAAAGTTGGTAGCGGATTAACTGCTGATAATATACTTATGCCTGATGGTTCATCAGTTAAAACAAGTATTTTAAGTTTACAAAGTGAGTTAGGAACAAATAGGGAAAGTTTGATAACTTCTTGTAATCAAATTATAGATTTATTATAGGAGGTGAAATATGAGAATACGATATATAAGGGATTGGTCAAACGGAAATACAAACGGGGCTAATAATAACTGGAATGAAATATGTGCTTATGATTATGATAATGTAAATATAGCCTTAGGAAAAACTGTAACATCTTCAAAAGTAGGAACAAATGATCCTTCTATTGTTACAGATGGAAGTGATGATATATCATTTACATTCTCCGACTTAGGAAATGTCACGATTGACTTAGGTGGCATTTACGATATAGATAGAATAAGAATAAGAAGATATTTCCCAAATGCTAACACTACAACTCAATACCATGAAACTAAGACAGAAGTAAGTGTAAATGGTCAAGATTGGATAACTGTCTTTGATTGTGCTATAGAGGGAAAATACTATGAAACTAGCGAAGGTAAAATAATAAATCTAAGAAAAGAAATAGATAAATTAGAAGAAAATTCCTCTTTAAAAGATGTTAAAGATAAAGTTATAGAGATTGAAAATTCTTTACAAGTTACAAAAGATTATTTTAAAAATGTACTTATTGATAAAGATATAGAATGTAATGAAATTGATGGAATGTTAAGTTTGATTAATAAAGTTAAAGATATTTCTATAGGTAAAAAATGGGCTATGGGTGAAGCCACAACTGGGACTTCGAGTTATCAATTCCCTTATCTTGGGGGGAATTCTGCGAATATGACTTATTTTGATATAGTTGGTTTGGATTTTGTCCCTACTTCAATTATATATATAGCAAAAAATAATTCAGTTGGATTCGGTTTTCTTTCTAACTTAAGCCAATATTATACAAATTTTTCTCCATATATTCAATTTGGAGCTAATCAAGTTCTCAATGCAGGGACTTCTAATATGTATTCAATTAGAGCAAATGAGAAAGTTTTTCTAAGTAATGGTAATGTAAGACTTCCAAGTACTTCTCAAGGAAGTACATACTCATGGATAGCTTTTGAATAAAGAGGTGATAAAATGATAAAACAAATAGGAACTAAAATATATTATTGCACTATTACAGGAAATGTAATAAAAATAATTGGTGATATGCAAGGGTATGTAAAAGAAACAACTTTTGATGAAGATATAGAAATATATACAGAGTTAAAAGAGAGGGACAAAAATACTATAGGGTTGTTACAGTTTAGCTATGGTGAATATCCTAAATTATCTAAAGATAGTACGGGAGTTATGGTAAACTTAGAAACTAAAGAATTAATATTTAGTTACGAAGAATTACCAACTCTACCACAAGAGCCTACTGAAATTGAATTAATGCAAGATAAAATATCCATTTTAGAAGCCGAAAATTCGGCTCTATTAGAAAGTCAGAAAGTTCAAGATAGAACTATAGTTGAAAATGATATGCGTATGATGGATTTAGAATGGGCCTTAGAGGACTTAATAACAAGTATAAATCCAACAGCAAAAATAAATTTAACGGAGGTATTTACTATGTTTGGAAGAAGTTCAACTTACTTTAATCAATTAAAACAAATGATAGAAATGGAAAACTATGATAGTAAAGAGGATATGGAAAGGATATTAAATAAATATGCAGCAGGATCTAGACCAAGAATAACTCAAGAAGAATATGACCAGTTATTCGATTTATTATATCCTCCAGTATATGATATCCCAACTACAATTCCAGAAGTATAGATTATAGGACCAGGAGAGGTTCTTTTTTTATGGCTAGAAATTAATCTAGCCTTTTATTCTTTCAAAAGGTGGTGTATTATGAATTTTACAGAAATAGTAGGTAGTATAGGATTTTATGGAGCTTGTATGGTAGCTCTTGCTATATGGGTAGATAAACAAATAAAAAATAATAGAGAAGATACTCAAAAAACTATAGAGATATTAAGGGAAGATTCTAAAGAAGATAAGGACAGGCTGTTAAATGAAATAGCATACAACAGAGAGGTCATAGCAAAAGTTGTAGCTACAAATGATGTACTAGCTAAAGATTTAACTGTTAAGGTAGACAAAATATTAGACAAGGTAGGTGTATAGTTATGAAAATATTAATATCAGCAGGACATACTCTTACTGGAAAAGGTACTGGTGCAGTAGGTTTTATAAATGAGAGTCAAGAAAATAGAGTATTAGCTAAATTTATAGTTGAATACCTTAAAAAGCTAGGTTATGAAGCAGATTATCATGAAGTAAATAGTGGAAGTGATTATATAAATCAACAAGCTAAAAAAGCTAATTCTAAAAATTATGATTTAGTTGTACAAATACACTTTAATCGCTCAGACAATGCAACAGCTAATGGTGCAGAGGTTATATATAGAAGCAGTAAGGGAAAAGTGTATGCTCAAAGAGTTCAAAATAAACTAAAGACTGAATTTAAAGACAGAAAAATAAAACATGATATAAATGATCTAAAACGTGATTTAGGTTGGTTAAGATTAACTAATCCACCTGCAATATTAATAGAAACTTGCTTTGTATCTAATAAAAGTGATACTGATAAATATACATCTAATAGAGAAAAGATAGCTAAATTAATAGCAGAAGGAATAGCTGATAAGACTATAACTGAAAATAATAATTCTAGCACTTCATCTATTGATAAAAAACTATATGCAGTTTGCGTAACTGCTTGTGAATATGAAAATGCTAAAAAAATGCAACAAGAACTAATAAACAAAGGTTATAAAGATACATATTTAATTCCAAGATAGTATGTTATAATATAAGTAACAACTCGTCGTGTTAGTAGTAGAACACATAAGAGATTCTTTAGCTACTACAGGTGGTAACTGATAACCAAATTTGCATAATATCAACAATAAAAATAAAATGCCAAGTTTTTTATACTTGGCATTTTATTTTTATATTATTGAATTTTTTCTTTATATACTAAATAATCGTTGATCCATGCTCCAGCAGAATTACAGTTGTCTTCGTATTTTTCAAAGTATTTATATTCATTTTTGTCTAAATATTTTATACCAGACTTACAAGCATCTCTAAGAGTAAAGAAAGCTAAGTGTAGATTATCTATAGCTTTATATTCATTACTCTCGCTACTATAATCTCTTTTTAAATCGCTTAATTCTTGCCAACATTTTTCAAGAATATCACGACCATCTGCAAATGTCTTTTGCATTTCTAATTTATCATTGTTTTGTGATGCTTCTTGTATAGCTGCAGGTATCACTGCATAGATTCCTTCATATGTTTCTAGTTTACTTATAAGTTCTTCACTGCTTAAAGTTTCTTTTTCTAAATTGTCTTTAGTATTAGTATCATCATTAGCTACTTCGACATTCTCATTGTTATTTGATGTAGTGTTGGTATCTGTTTGATTTTCAGAAACTATAAATGAGAATATTAAAAATGCAGAAGCACAAATACCTAGTATCATTTTACCTATTTTTTTATTTTTAGCTCCGTTTATAGCTAATTCAAAACTTAAAGCTAACAATGTTACTGGTAACAAAATGAAAGCTAAAACACCAAATATAATTTTCTTTCTTTTACTTAAACTTTTAAATTTTTGTAACATATAATCCTCCCTAATATTATAATTTTCCCCACAAAATGGATTGTAGCAGATTTATGTTTATATTTATAGTTATTTAAGAAAAAAACATAATAAATAGGTTTATATATCATTATTTATCACTAAGCAGCACCAAACTATGCCTCCTATAACTAAAATAGCAGGTCCTATTAATAATCCATATCCTAAATAATTTAAATTCATAATATCACCTCATAAAGTTTATTTCCAAAATTTATAAAAAATATAACTAGGACGTGCATCAATATGCTCCCGTTAACATAGAATGAAGTATAGCAACACAGAAAGGAGCACAATATAATGAATTCTAAGAATAAAAGTAATAGCAGAGAAGATTTAAGAATTAATGTATCCTTTAAGAGTCTAGATCCTGATGAAGTAGAGTTATATGAATGGATTAAAAGAAAATCTAAAGGAGTAGGTCCAAGTGGATTTATAAAGATGCATATGTTTGAACTTATGCAAAAGAGTGAGTAAAATTAAAGAGCTCCAGGACCGCCATCCATAGAGCTCAAATGTGAATGAATTATAAAAATATAATTCTGTTATACAATTCGATAAAAAATTTTAGAACCCTTCAATTAAATTCTAAAAATCTATTCAAGTGCGCCTGCACATAAACTAACGATAAATTAAAGCATATCAAAGATTAACAATTAGAAAAGTATTTTCTGAACAATATCTATAAGAGCAGCTGCTCCAAACCAATATACAAACGATGGCATATTAAAAACACCTCCGATAAAAAATTATAAGATTATTATTTACAAATTTAAGGGGGATTATTCATGTTATTAAATAGATATAGGGTTAAAAGTTACACTTTAAAGGAATTTAGAAAAGAGTACACAAGTAAAGATATTACTTTAGTAGAGAGACTTATAGATAATATAAAAAATAATAAAATTATGTATACTAGATTAGTTTTTATTACTGCTTTATTATTACACTTTAATATAAACTTTGTATTTGCAAATGACTTTAGCACTAGCTTAGATGCCGCTGGTATGCAAATTTTAGAGTTATTAATGGCATTTGCAAAATGGGGATGCATAGGATTTGGAGTAAAAGATATGATAGTAACTGTTTTAAATGGTGGAAATGTTAAAAATGCTATAAACAATGGATTAATATATATTCTAGCGTATGTATTTATAAGTTTATATCCTCAACTATTTGATTTATTTAGCAAAATAAAATTCTAAGGAGGGGTATATATGAACAACTTAAATTTATGGAATCCTTTAAGCTGGGGCGAAATAATGATTGAAGGAGCACATAATAAAATAAATATGATTTTAACTGAGATATTTAAAAATATTGTACTTTCTAGTTATTGGATATGTGTTATAGGTGGTGTAATTGGATTAATACTATACTTGTTTGGTCTTAAAAAAGGAAAAGATTTTGCTTTTATAGCACCTGCAATTTATATGATACTTAAAATATTAGGTGGTGTTTTAATTGGAATTTAAGAAAACTAAAAGTATTCCTATGAGTAAATTATTAGAAGTTAAGAAAGCTGAATATATAACAGTACAGTTAATACCAACTAAGTCAAATAAAAATAACTCTACAAGTAGCATAGCAACATTAATTAATAGCATGTATGTTAAAGTTAATAAACTTATAACTATAGAGAATAAAAAGCTCATAATAAAAAATACATTAAAAGCTTCTTATTACATTCATATAACTAAAAAAGATGTTGGGTTCTATTTTATAATACCAAAAGTACATTTTATAAAATTTAAAAGCAAGTTTACAGAAGTTTGGAAGAATATAGAGATAAGGGAAGTTGATAGTATTCCTATTGATCCTAATGAGTGCACTAAGTATCAACTTAGATATAGTATGAATGATTCTTTGAGTTTAAGCGTAGATAAAAGAAATAATGAGTTATTATCTTCTAATATGTCAGTTTTAGAAGTTCTAGAGCAAAATGAATGCGTAGGTATATTTTATAACTTTATTCCAACTAGCGAACAAGAAAGTAATTATTTTAAGATAACATATAAAGAAGCTATCGAACGATATAAAAATGGAGAAAACTTAAAAAAGAGTAAAAATGTTATCGATTTAGGTATTATTACACTTAAATTTTTAATAACCTTTTTAGATGACCTTGTAAATTCGATTTTAAGCACATCTAAAATTAATCATCAACTATTTATATCTACAAATAAAATAGAATCTCCTAGCACTGTTAGAAAGGCTAAAAACAATATATGTAAATCTCAAGTGATAATTTTAAGTAAAAGTGATAAAAAAGAGCGTGAAAAACAGTTATCTTTATCAGCTTGTAATAGTTTTGATGAAATATCTGAGGATAATAAGTTGGTAGGTAAAAAAATCAATAAGAAAATTAATATATATTCAACAATTATAAATGATGTAACTGTAAATATGACTAGCGAAGATGAATGTAATAATTTTATAGCCTTACCTGGAGCGAGTTTATTAAATCAATATAAAAATATAGAACATAAACAAACTAAAGAGAATCCAGTACCAGAAGAATTAAAAACAGGAGTTGTTAATTTAGGAGAAGTTAAATACAAGGACAATAAAGAATGTGCATATTTAAGCAATGATAAAAGTTTACAATCATTACCTCTAGCTATTATGGGAGGTTCTAGAAGTGGGAAATCTACTTTTAGTATAAATATGTGTAAGGATATTATAGATGCAGGAGAAGGTCTTATAGTAATAGATTTTATTAAGAATACAGAATTAGCAGAAAAAATAAAAGGTATTACTCCAGTTGATAGACTTATAGAAATAGATTTATCTAATCCTAAATGTATTCAATCATTAACGTATAATGAGATAAAAATTAAAGAAGGTATGAGCAAAGATGAAATACTTAAAATAGCTAGGATGCAAGCTAACTATGTATTACAATTAGTAAATATTATTAATAATGATGATAAACAGTTAGCACCTAAAATGAGAAAGTATTTAGGTGCAGCTGCAAGAGTTGCATTTTGTAGCCCTGGAACTAGCATGAAAGATATATTAAAGATACTTCAAAGTCATACAGTTAGACATGAGTTTATTGATAAATTATCAGATGAGTTAAAAATAGATTTAGAAGATAGTATTATAGCTTTAGAGGAGTTGGATGATTATAGTAAAGTAACAAAAGATAATCCTATTCCAATGATATGTGGGACTAAAGATAACAAGATAGAGGGTATAATAGATAGAATTGATTTATTAAGAGAAAATTTAGTTATAGATAGCATGTTATCAAAGGATCCTAAAGATAACGTTGATTTTGTAAAAGCTATGGAACAAGGTAAAGTTATATTAATAAGAATGAGGGATATAGACTTTGATGATGATATATCAATAGATATACTAACAACATTTTTTATTCAAAAAATTTGGATATCAACTAAAGTAAGAGGTACTATGCACGAACATCCTGGAAGATGTACAGTACTTATAGATGAAGTATTTCAATCTCCTACATCGCAAAAGTTATTAACTAAGCAGTTTGTACAGAGTGCTAAGTTTGGATTAAAATATGTTTTAACACTACATTATATGGATCAATTATCCAAAGAAGCTCAATCAGCTCTTAAAAATTCTAATGCAAGTTATATGTTAATATCGGGAGTAGATAAAAAAGCATTTGAAGCTTTAGAGGAAGAGTTTAATATTCATGGTTATTGCTTAGATGATTTACTTAATTTAAAACAATATCATAGCTTAAATTTAATTAACTCGTTGTGCTAGTTAATTTTTACAATAATAAAACTCCAACAAATATAGCACCCTAAGATTAGTAGCATTAATCTAAAGGAGGGTTACTATAATGTTGGAGCTTAATAATTATTATATCCAAGAAATTGAAAATTTAACTGATTTATTTACTATAATTTATACAATAGTTGATGATGTGTACAACGATATTATTCCTATAAGCATTAGAAATAGACGTAATATTAAGGAGTGTAAGCTTTCAGATAGTGAAATAATCACTATAAGTATAGTTGGAGAACTTCTGACTATTGACTCAGAAAAAGCATTCTTTAGTTTATTGAGCAGAGAATATATAAAACTATTTCCTAAATTAGGAGATAGAACTAGATTTAATAGAACTAAACGAAATCTACATGCTGTAATTAAAGAAATACGAGAATATATTTCAGAATATATTCAAGCGTATTCTAATAATATAAGAATTATAGACAGCATGCCTATTCCTGTATGTGAGTTTGGTAGAGCTCATTTTAGCAAGTGCTTTAAAGGCGAAGCCTCTTATGGTAGATGTCCATCAAAGAAACAAACATATTTTGGATTTAAGTTTCATGCACTTACTACAGTAGACGGTTTCTTAACTGACTATGTTATAACTCCAGCCAACATAGATGATAGAAATACAGTGTGGGATTTATGTGATAAATATAATTCTATTTCTATTATAGGTGATAAAGGATATGTCAATAAAAGGCTAACGCCTGAGTTAAAAGGTGAAAGAGATATAAATTTATTATTCTTAAAAAGAGGTAATAGCAAAGATAACTATCCAAAAGAAATAAGACAACTAATATTTAAAATCAGAAGAAGGATAGAAACCAGCTTTTCTCAATTAACAGAGCAATTAAATTTAAATAAAGTTAAAAGTAAATCAATGCTAGGATTTATAACTAGAACTTCGATAAAAGTTTTAGCTCATAATATTTCATTTTTAATAAATAAACTTATGGGAAATTATGATTCTATAGCTAAAATAAAAAGGTTAGTATTTGGTTAAAATTTACAAATACCAACCTATAATAAGGTATTATTTTTTGCGAAAAGCAATTTACTTTATTTGGAAAAATTTTAACTAGCACAATAGATTAATTAAATCTAAGGATGGATATCAATCTTTTATAACTAAACTTCCTCCAGAACTTAAAAATAATTAATAAAGAAAAGAGATGAATTAAAATGAACGATAGAGTAGTAAAAGCTATAAATAATATATTTAAAGAAGCAGGACATAAGGTTATAAGTATTACAGAGAATACTATAACTACTAGAAAATTTGAAGAAAAAACATACACATATAAGATAGATGGGGATTTGATAGTTATAAAAAATAGAATGGGGTTAAAAGTATTTGAGAAGTCTATACAAAGTTACCAAAATTTAAATATATCTATAATAATAGAATAATATTGTATGTAAATTACCTTAATAATGTTTAAAAGTGTGTAAATATACACTATTATAGCTATCAAACTTTACACACTTTTGAGTTAAGTACCTTAAAAAGGAGTAAAAATATGGCTAGAATACAGGTTAGCTTTAAAAATAATGACACGGAAAATAAGCTATATCAAGAAGTTATAAAGGCTTATGATAAGAGTGCATTTATTAAAGAATGTATTAGATTTTATTTAGATAACAAAGATATGAAATTACCAACAAAAGAAGATCGTAGAAGCGAAACTAATGAAATAGATAATGTTGATTGGGAATTTTAA